CTGATCGGAAACCTTGACTGAAGGCCCGGGTTTAATGAAAGAAAATGATCCATTTCCCGCGAATATCCGGCGAGGATTAAAATAAATTCGTTGCGCTTATCCTCCATATGTTTGAACATGGTTTAATCTTTTATGTGAGTTGTTAAGCTTCATTGCAGCCCCTTCATTATAAAGACTCACTTTATCATCGTTATTGTTAAGTCCATCACCTTTCCAAACAATCTCCATATGGTCATCATCAAATAGTGTCACTTTCTCAATGAAGAAATCAATGAATTTTCTTTTTTCATCCATTGAAAGGTCTTTATCAACCATTTCGGAAAAAGAGCTCACATATTCCTTTAATTTTTGGTTTTTATCTTCAACATCTTTATTCGCATTAATTTGAGAATTTATTATTTCTAATTCAGTTTCGATGTATTCCTTTTTTTGCTCTAACGGCTGAGTTAGCTTATCAAACATATCTTCGTTAATTTTCCCTTTCCCAAACAGGATCACATAGTTCGAAACTTCAGAATCAATCTCCTCAATCTGCTTAGTTAAACTTTTTACTTTATGTTGCAGCTCCTCAATTTTCTTCTCATTTGATGTTTCACTCAAAAATTGCTCTAAAAAATCCGTGGGATCTTTCAATAACTTCTTGAACCATTTCCAAAACACATCATCTACAATATCGACTCGCCAGTTCTTTCCTGGACAATTGGTTATTTTCTTTCCATTTTGATAAGCTTTTGCATTCTTTCTTCTGCATGAGTAATATTTATAAACACCTGATTTAGTTTTAGAGGTAAAACCTGAGCCACATGCACTTCCGCAACGTCCACATTTAGCTTTCCCCTTTAATAAGTAATCCCTTGTTTTTCGACTTCTCCCTTTGTAATTCTCTTTAAGTTTTTTTAGAATTTGATCTCTTGTCTCATGATCCCATATCGGCGGTATTTCAATTAAAATCCATTCTTCTTCTGGTGTTGGAACCTGCTTTGATTCCCCATTAATTTGGACAACTTTAGTTTTGCCATAATAAAAATCACCCGTATAATCTTCGTTTTTTAGTATTCGGCTTACAGTAGCTTGATACCACGTATCTCCATCAGGTGCAGGTACCCCCCGCTTTGAAAGTTCTTTGGCTATTTCATTAGATGACATATCACGATTAAGTAACATGTCCTTCATTTCTAATAAAACCTGCCGTTCTTCTTCATTATATTCTGGAAGATCTGTCTCTTTGTTAAACTTATAGCCAAACAGTCTTTTAAACGATGGAAACTCACCCTTTTTAGCTTTGGCCACTCTTCCTCGTTTCGAGTTTGCGTTGATTTTGGCTTTGTTATATTGAGCTATAGAACCTTGTATATTATACATGAGCATTGACTCTGGGTTAGTTGGGTCTACTTCAAACTCAATAAACTCGATATCCACTCCCATGCCCCAAATTTTTCGTGAAACTATACCTTGCAATGTATTATCCCTTGTTAACCGATCCGGGTGAAGAACTATAAACTTTTTCCCCAATCCTTTTTCTAATAAGTACAGAGCGTGGTTGAGGGCGGGTCTGTTTGGATCATCCCCCATCCCCCCCGGTTCCACTAAAGCGATTAATTCACTATCTTTATATTTAAATTTCGTTAATGCTCGCTCTTTACACCTTTCAATCTGAGATTCAAGTGAATAGCCTTTTTCAGCTTGGTCTGTTGTAGATACCCTTACATAAATGATCGCATTTATCTTCCCAATCAGCCCCATTATTTGCTCTGTCGTTAATCTCTCTTCGCCTTTGAGTATAAGCAATTTATCTGCCTCCAATTGCTTTATCTTTTATGTCTATATGCATCAACAAGTATACCATCCGGAGACAGTATACTTGGAATCTTAAGCTTTTTTATATTTATACATAAGTGCCGCTGCAAAATCATAAAATTCCTTACTTCTCATCACCTCCCTAACCCATTCTGTAACCTCCTCATGTATCTCTGTTGTTATTTTGTACTTCTCCGGACATTCTCTCCGTCTGCTCATTGATGTATCACCTCTGAAGTTGACTTAGTGACATCAATGTATGTTGTTGAAGGATTGTCCAATGACATATGTTTATGTATAAGCTCATCACAGAGCTTGTTTAAGTAATATGTATAATTGACTTTCTTCTTCATCCATCTGACTTCAGTTCCAATCTCTTCACATATGTTGATTGGAATACTTGACTTATTAACTTTATTCTCGTATGTATGTTCTAATTGATTTTCAGCTATGTGTTTATATGTAAGGAAATCATCAATATGTACGAAATACACTTTATTCTCTGGTTCTCTAAATTGAAACAAAAAACCAGGGATTATGTATGGATATTTAGCTGCTTCAGCAAGATATTTGATTTGCTGAGATTTTATAATTTTCTCGCTGAATGAGAATGACTTATTCTTTGTCGACTTCATTTCAACAGGGAACAAGTACCCTTTATGATGAATGAAGCAATCGTATTTGTTTTTGGATACTGCAGTCCCTCTCTTCAAAAACATTGGATTAACATCTTTAATTCTGTAAAAGAATATACTCTGATCTTTTGCTGATTTTTCAACATTCGCTTCAAATACTTTACCTTGATTGGTTGCTGCCAATTAACCACTCTCCAGTTCAGTTCTTTTAATTCATCTTTTTGTTTAGTCCACTCTTTTCATGGCCAACCTACATTGATACATTAGCTCCTCATTATCGTTTGCAAGGTTAATTAGATTTCTGTTGGCTCTTGGATAATCATTGTTTGCTACAGCTTCTTTCACGGTTTCTAATTTTCTCTGAATCTTGTTTAAAAGTGATTCAATTTGATTGCTTTCCTCCATGTGAAACCTCCTTCAGTTCATTTCGGACTCTCATTAGAATTTTTCCAAGTTTGTTTTCCCCAATTCCGTTACAAACTCCCCAAACTCTGTCTCCCCAAGTGTTTACTTCAATTAAAGTTGATTCCCCAGTTTGTAAAAGTCGATTCTTGAGCTGATCATTTTGTTCAAATTTAGCTTTCACGATTTCATAAATAAACGTTTCTTTGACTTCTTCCCAATCCGGCCTCAGTTTCACTCTACTCCCTTTCCTTTTTGCTAGATTAGGAGGCAAATCTGAAAACTCCAAGTGAATTGATTTGTCTGCCACTTTCATTGCTTGAAAAGCTGCTTCATTATTTTGATATGTGATTCCTTGGTAGATTACTGGTGCTGAATAGAAATTGCTTAATAAATAATACTTACCTTTAAATTCATCAACTACATCCATTTAATAAACTCCTTTTAATTAGTTTATAAAAGTCGATTTTATTAAATCCTTAACTGCTTAACTTCATTTTCCAACCATTCAACATATGAGATTTCTGAAGTGCTTTTTGCATATTCATTTAATAAAGAGTCCTCTTCTATAAAATCAAACGCAATTTCTATTTTTTCATTAATAGGCAAGTGAATAGCTTCAATTCCGTTTTTCGGATAGAAAGAAGTGTCAAACCATGTTAAAACACAATTCCCTTCATCATCTCTCCAATCATGACGCGCAACGCTTCGATTGTATGCTTCAAAAGGATTCAAATCTATTAAAAATCTAACGCTATCCTCATATTCTATAGAAGCTCCTATTATTTTTCCCATCATCATGGTATCGACTGATTCTTCAATCCATTCATATACATTATCATTAAATTTAATAATTGGTTTTTTACCTTCTGATACAAGTTCATATAATTTAATCGTCTTCATCGAAATAACCCTCCCCAAATTACTCCTGCAGCTATAGCAGCTATAAAGACAGAAACAAATTTCATTATTATGAAGAACTTGATATGCTTTGTTTCATCTTCAGTTAGGTTCAAATCTGATAAGGCGAATAAACCAAACATAATCAACAAAATCCATGCTGAAACAACCATCTACTTAGAACCCCTTTCTAAATGAAATCAACATTTTATCTACTTCCAATTGTAGTTCTCCTTTTCTTTCTCTGAATCTCCTATATGCGAAAGAATCCAATTATGATAACCCTCTTCTCCACAATTAGGGCAATCCATTTCTGATATAATCTTTAATTTGTTTATCATAGGATTTTTAGCAAACAAGTGATGATTGCATTTTCTACAAAAAAATACAACTTCATTTTCCATGTCTCCCCTTCCCTTCTGTATAAAATTGGAGTTTCATTTCAAATCTCAAAGGTTTTGATCTCAAACGTTTTATAGGTATCTACTTCATTACCTGGTATCTCGTTTACACTCGGATACTTATCGTAGTTGTATGGATACCCAATACAGTTCATGTGAAAGCTTGTCCCCTCATGATTAAACTCAGTTTGCAAATGTTCATGCCCACAAATCCAATGTTTAGCGTTAATGAATGGCACATCGACCATATAACAGCTATTAGGTTCAAATGGAGAAAAAGGATTATGAACAGGAGGGACATGAGAAACAAACACATCGATGTGAGTTTTTTCGAGCGTTTCATACCAATCCATCGAACCTTTCCACATTGCTCTTACTCCATCTTCCTTACTGTAACCATTAATGCTAATGTAATTTGAGTCATTAGAGACTCCTTTGAAGAAATCCCATCCTTCAATTCCTTTTGGCAAATACCACATAGCATCTCCTGCAAAGACTTTACCTTTGTATGTATCAGTTGTCTTAATTAATGGAGTTACTTTATTTATGTCCGCAGCCTTTTTGATTAGATCATTTAACCTGCCTATTGAGTCTGAGTATTTTCTTTTTTGATTCTTGCTAAGTAAATAAAGATCATGATTACCATATGTAAAGTAAACCTTCTCGTATTGCTTCGCTACCTCATCTAAAACCCATAATGTTTGTTGATTCCATTCGGTAAAATCACCGGCAATGACTAATACCTCCCCATTACCGTTTGAGATTAACCTATTTACAATTTCTCTTGTTCGCTTCTCCCACTTAATCTGATTCACATTCCAGGGAATCCAATGATTAATATGGAGATCTGATACATAATCGATTTTCATTTTGTCCCCACCTCTCTTCATTACAAAATTTATTTGTTTGCTTGTATAAATTAAAATAATCTCTCCATAATATGATTCAAACAAGCTTGTTTTCATTACACTTTAGGAGATGAATAAGATGGCTCAACAAAGCAGATCAAGATCAAACAATAATAATGAGTTATTAATTCCTCAAGCAGCTTCAGCGATTGAACAAATGAAACTTGAAATAGCTTCTGAGTTTGGTGTTCAATTAGGCGCTGAGACTACTTCTCGTGCAAACGGCTCAGTTGGTGGAGAAATCACTAAACGTTTAGTTCGCTTAGCACAACAAAACATGGGTGGTCAATTTCATTAATCTTCATGGGAGTGGCTTCTGCTACTCCCTGTTCATATAACACCTTTCTCTTTAAAATACAGATTTCATACAGAATCAATTGTGTCAGTAGATAGAGGTCAGCTCCTAAAAACTGATCTAAATCGACTCCGTCCGACTGTCGTCAATAATGAGGGCATAACGACGCGCAGCTTCAACATCCCTCTGATAGACATAAGCGCCTGTTAGTGGTGGCCAATCATCATCTGAAATTACTGGTGCGATTTCTGAAGTTACGGTGTGCACTACAATGTCGCCCACACGAACCTCAGTCGGCTGCGGTGCGTTCAGATATTCGTCAGGTACTTCGAGTCCAAGTGCGCGATGGAGAGCGATAGCCTTTCCGATATGTTCGTTGAAGCAGTCTTCCGGTGCGGCCTTGGCGATTCCTCTTGCGTAGACTCTGCCGGTATACTCGTCTTTAATTAGCGCAACAACAGTACGTTTTTCACGATTAACAACGAAATTAACGACACAATCTAACTTATTGTTTTGCCTGACCAATTTCCAAAAGTCAGCCTTCGCCTGCTCGACGATTTCATCCCGGCGTTCTTGCGCGGTCTTTTCTGGCTTCCACAGACGTTCTTCTTCTGTTGTGCAAACTGGTGTTGTAACTGCATTAACATCGCCCGGAATAATAACAACATCCTCATTTGTTTTTGCGTAATGAACTACGAATGCATAAGAATAATTTCCACCTATAACAATATCGCCTAGACGAGATTTATAGCCGAAGTATTTATCGCCCTTCTTTTCAAAAACTGTTTTAGCATTTTCGATTAGTAGTTTATTTTCCATTTCGTCAGCCCCCTCGTTTTCAACTTCGTTATTGACGATGACTTCGTATTCGCTATGAAAAATAAACGTCAGATCAACTTCCTTCGTCGTGATTGCATACCATATACACAGGTCTGCGGTTAAAATATCCCCGTTTTTGTACTCACCGGAAGTTCCGTATTTATCCGTAATCAACACACGCTCGCCAACTTTGGCCGGACGCTTTTCTGTGACGATAAGTTCGGCGTCTTCTTGACGAATATACAACGCCCTGTCTGGACTATTGACTTTATATGCATTCTCCCATGTTCCCAGTGAAGGAAAGACGCTCCCGATCTGGTTTGCATACCAGGCACCTTTACTATACGCCCTCTTAATCCGCACATACTTTTTAATCTCGCTCATTTTAGCGCCTCCTTCGCGTGTAAATTTATTTCGAACAGCTCAGTAATCGGAACTAAATCGACTGGCTTTTCGGGAAGCTCTGACTTCGATTCAATTAATTTTAACGCGTTCTTCAACTGCTCGTTTTCCCCAATCAATCCGGCAACGGCACAGCGTAGGTCTGCAATTTCGCTCTTCATTCTTTCGTAATCTTTCTTCTCTGTCATCCTTCGCATCCTCAATTAAATATTTTTAATTTGTTTATTTCATTTAATTTCATTCAGTTCACCTTTTATTATGAAAAATTCGTGCTCTAATTCTTTGAATCTTTTATTTACTATGTAGGCTTTACCATCTTTCATTTCAAATAAATCAGAGTATTTGTCTGGATTACTTCTAATAATCTTAAAAGCTATTGTTGCACTAACCCATTTCTTATTTTCAATTTGCTGAAGAACTTCACTCATTTCAAATAATAAATCAAGCTGCTCTTTATCCTGTTCAGTTTCGAGTCGTAGTATGTCACGTTCCTTTTCGAGTATTTCCCCTTGAAGGATTTCGCTTTCCTTTTCTAACTCAACTTTTTTTGCTGCCAGATCAATCTTATGCGCGTCGCTCGCTTCAGAAATCAATTTCTCACCTCCTTAAAATTCTTTTAATTTGTCTTTTTCTTTTTTTAAATGAATAATCCCCTTTACCAGGTATCCTATAGAAAAAGGGTGAGTAACGACCTCACCCTGATTATATACTTTTAATTTGTGTTTGTCTATTGTATTTTTTACATTCTTTATAAGGCTACCTCAAGTTTGATTTGACTATGTGGCCTATACCCTTCAAGAATGAAGTGTTCAGGTTTATAGTCATAAAAATTCTTTATTGAATTATCTATTACTAACTTTGGTGCTGCCAAGGATTCGCGGTTAATAATTTCTTTGGCTTGTTCGATATGTCGGTCATAGATATGTAAGTTGTTAATATAGTGATGAAATTTCCCTGGCTTATAACCACAAACTTGTGCAATCATATGCTGTAATAATGCATATTGAGTTACATTGATGTTCCCCGCTACAAGATAATCTGACGAGCGTTGGACAAGGGTCATGTTTAAAAATTCTCCGTCATAATCCCACATTGTCAAGAAAGCGCATGGATATAACGTCATTCCATGAAGATCTTGATGATTATACAAATTTGTAATGATTCGTCTGCTGTATGGGTTGTTTTTCAGATCCCAAATCAACCTGTCAATCTGGTTAAAGTATCCTTCTTTGTATTTGTGCTCATACTGCATCTGTCTCCCATAAGCTAACCCTAAATTGCCATCTTCATTAGCCCAGCTACGCCAATATTTAACTCCATATTTTTCTTCAAGCAACTGAACATCATTTGATTGATCTTGGTATATCCAGAGAATTTCTTTTAACCCTGATTTAAAAGCCGTTGGCCTTAGAGTAGCAATAGGGAATTCTTTCTGTAAATCATATTCATTCAACACTCCAAAGCATTTTAATGTATAAGCTGGCGTATCATCAGACCACTTAGGCCGAATCTTTTGCCCTTTATCCGATTTGCCTTCGGACAGTATTTTATATAAATTTGATTTTAAAACTGTATCCGCAGTGTTAACTATATTACTCACCTCATTTTAATTCATTTATTAGTTCATCCATATTCTCCTTGACACTTTTATGTACTGTATTGGGTAAAGTTTTAATTTTATTGTTGATTGTTTTGCTTCCTACATTGCGTATTTTTTCAGTTAATTCTCGAAAAGCGTTCAAAGCTAAATCACTGATCTCATCAAATTCCCCCTGGATTTTGTGAAGCACGTCAAGGTACAATTCGTCTGACTCCTCAAAAACAACCAATGTCTGTTCTAGCTTATTAATTTTTTCTAAGTGTTGCTTTATTTCATCTATCTTCTTCATTTTGCACCTCCTTAACAATTACGATAAAAGTCTTCTTTTATTGAAAATCCAAAGGTTATTAATACCTATATTTTCAAAGATTTGATAAAATTAAATTGTTCAATAAATTCTGCAAAAGGTGGTTAAATTTATGCAAACAACTCAACACCCAATTATTCAAGGATCAATTAAAGATGTAGGCTTTGAAAACAAAAGCAATTTCAATTACACATATGAAGTTGACAAAGAAATTCTTCATGTTTATGATACCTTGAATCACAACAGCACTTCTGCAATTAATTGTGTAGAAGAAATTATTGCTGTGTTAAAAGAAACTCTGCAACCAAGCAAAACTGGGATAAACAAAATCATTGAAGCAATTAAGAACGTAATATCTTCAAGTTCACCTTTTAAAAAAGTTATTATTTATACAGAAGTAAATAATTTAACCACCGGATACAAGAATAGAGGAAGCTTTCTTGATATCCAAGCTTACGATCCAAAACAAAAGAATTATGTCGGCTGGGATCACGAAGAGCTTTACCAGTTTTACTACGATTCACAGAAGTTAAGCTATACAATTAATAAATAAAGTAGCAAAGTTTAGGCAAACCTTGGCTGCACTCCACATCATCTACTTGTACACATGAAGACAGCCAAGGTCTTTATTTACTTAGTGCCTGTTGAACCATGTCCTCCACGGTTTTCGTTACCTAAATGATCGACCTCGACCAATTCAACTGCAGGCATCTTCTTCATAATTCTGAATTGGCAAATTCAATCCCTTTTTCTTTTAGATAATTAGAGACTAATTGACAAGGGGTGCAAGACGGCTGCTCTAATTTGATTAGTTTCATTATTGTGATGCCTCCTCAAAATAAAAATCTGAATCCTTTAACGGTTCAACTGTTGCTTTTTTGTAGCCGTTCCCTTTCATTGAGAAGAAGTCGTGTGACTTCGTTTTCGTATTCAAGCCGTTCAAGACGATCGGATTGATCTCTTCTTCTTCAAAGTACGGATCGAATCCGAGATTGGACAACGCTTTGTTTCCGTTATACCGGATGAATTTTTTAACATCATGCGTGAGGCCAACTTGATCATACAGCTCTTCAGTGTAGGCGATCTCGTTACGATAGAGCTCTTCGATGAGGCTTAACGCAAACATTTCAAGTCGGTGCTGCGTACCTTCGTCTTTCTTGCTGTAAATTTCCTGGGCGAGCAAACCGACATAAGCACCATGAATCGCTTCATCGCGAATTATGAGGTTGATAATCTCACCGCACTGCATTAGCTTTCCTTGGCCGTAGAAATATAACGGATAATAAAAACCGCTATAGAAAAGGAAGCTTTCGAGATAGACCGAAGCGACCATCGCCTTGTATAACGAAATATCATCCCCTGGCTTAATCGCATTGTATAAGCCGCCAATGATGTCTGCCTTACGCTGCAAGTATCCATTAGTCTTAACCCATTCGAACAGTTCCGTTATCTTCTCCGTTGGCGCAAGCGTCATGAAGATATTCGAATAAGACTTAGCGTGGATTGCGTTTTCCATCATCGCCATGAAATTAAGCACCGCTTTGCGCTGATGCCCTTTCACATGCTCCGCAATTAGTGGCATACCAGTATTCCCTTGTTCTGTGTCTAGCAAGGTTAATCCGGCCAACACTTTCATATATGTATCCTGTTCATCTTTCCCTAAGTATTTCCATGTAAGTAGATCTCCGTTGAGTGCGATCTCTTCAGGAAGCCAGAACTGTTTAACGTTCTGTTCGTAAAACATTTGCGTGAATCCATCTTCGTGTTGCGACCAGTTCGCCGCTGTATATGGAGTTTTGTTTTCTGTCATATGTTTGCCTCACTTTTTAAGATCAATTTTATTCTTCAAATTGTTTCTATTGGCTGATTAGCAACTTCTGTCTTAAGTTCCTCTTTTAGTAACTCTTCAAAAATAGACTCTAAAACTTGTACAACAATACTATTGCCAGCTAGTTTATATAAAGTTGCATTGCGCTTATTTGGTTTTGTAGGATACTCTTTTAAGACCTCTTCAAAGTCAGAATCATCAAAACCCATCAGCCTCCAACACTCACGTTCAGTTAAATAGCGATATTTTAATTCGCCTATCCGAATAATTCCCGCATTCGGACATCTATCTTGTCGGGTGCTAATTGTCCAGCAACTGTCTTCAATTACATCTAAATAACGATATTTCTTATCTGCATTTGGATTGAACTCTTCTATACGATTTAACATACTTGGAATATTAATTATATACTGAGGAGCAGTAACATTAACTTCTAAGAACGCTTTAATGTGCCGTGCTGTTTTTCGATTAAGCTTACTAAAGTTAAAAGCCTTGTTCCCTAATATAGAAATTGTAAATACTCGCTCTCTTCGCTGAGGGACACCAAAATCCATAGCATTAAGAACTTCAAATGAATTTGTATATCCAAGATCGCTCATTTTCGAAAGATATTTGTTAAAGTTGTGAATCATATCCTTATCAAGTACGCCTTTAACATTTTCCCAAATAACATACTTTGGCTTCCAATTCCCCATATTTTCTATAATCCTTAACGTTTCCCACATGAGCGAAGACCTTGTTTTATCTTCATCATTTCCTCCCAATCTTTGACCAGCTCTACTAAAATCTTGACAAGGCGAACCATGCACTAAAACATCTGGTCGCAAATCGTATCCCACTACGCTTTGTGGCTTATAGCGATGGTCATATAGTGCGTTATATGCCCTTACTGCCTTTTCGTCAATTTCTACATAATCAATTGCTTTATGATCCACACCGAGGTTAACTAATGCTTTCCTCGGTGCCCCAATTCCCCCAAATAGCTCAAGAATCTTAATCAATATTATTATTCGTCCTCCTTCGTATAGCCGTCTAACAAAGCCGTTATTATTCTAGGCGCGATCGTAGCGTGATTCATAGTATCGTAGCACCATCGTTAATATCATCTTAGTTCCGCGATTTCTTCGTCCGTCAATGGTTGCGACATCTATTCGTCCTCCTTTATCACGTTTGGTTCTATTAATTTTCCGTTGATTAAATAGCACCATTCCAGTGATATCCGCCCAACTATTTGATCTTTCTCATTTATTAATTCTTGACCATTACTATTCTCAATCATTGTTTTTGATTGAATTGCATCTTTTTCCGATGTGTAGGAATAAGCCAATGGTTCGCAACCATTTTCCTTAAAAACTACTGTCCAAACATTAGATATTTTCTTCACCGTTGACCCTCCGTTTCGTTTAAACCACGCATGACAAGCAGCCTTCCTGGCCGGTATCTTTTGTCCGCGCATAGTACAACGTCTTAATTCCTTTGTGATGCGCGTAAAGGTCAATTCGGTTTAGATCGCGCGTCGTCATCGTATCCTTTAAGAACAGCGTAAATGAGATGCCTTGATCGACGTGCTGCTGAATTGTCGCAATCATATCGACGACTTTAAACATATCCATGTCGTACGCTTCCTTATAGAAGAACCAGTTTTGCGGCGATAATCCCGGCATAGGGTAATACGTCTTCGAATTTCCGTATGTCCGCTCCTCGATGCGCCCCATGATCGGCATGACACCAGCTGTTGAGGATTGAACATATGAGATGCTTCCTGTGGGAGCTATTGCTTGTCTATAAGAATGATATAAACCATACTTCATCACAGCTTGTTTAAGCTTCTTCCAATCTTCAATTGTTGGAATATGCTGATCTCCAAACAGTTTTTTTACTTTTTCATACTTTGGACTAAAGCTTTGTTCTTCGTATTTCTTGAAATACTCACCTGACTTGTATGTAGAGCCTTCAAACTGGTAATATGTTTCCCCTGTCTCTTTGGCGATTTCCATTGAGCGCTCAAGGGAATAAAAGTTCATCATCATAAAGAAAGTGTTCGCGAAGTCCCTCGCTTCCTCACTTTCGTAGGCGATACCATTTTGAGCTAAGAAACCGTGCAGATTCATTGCTCCAAGCCCAACTGACCTCATAAGCTTATTTGCCTTAGCAACTGCTGGAGCATTTGTAATATTGGTTTTATTCGATACATGAGTCAATGCATCAATAGCTAATTTAACTGTAGTCTTAATTGAATCGTTCTTCATTACATTGAAGATATTGATCGAGCCTAGATTACATGAAATGTCCAAGCCAATTTCGTCCTCTTCACCATAGTCTGTATACGTTGATACTTTGGAAGATTCAAGAACCTCCGAACATAAATTAGAAAATTTAACCATTGAAATATGATTGTTAGCATGAACGCTGTTTACATTATCAGTAAACATTATATAGGGATAACCTGATTCTGATCGTAAGATTGCAAGCTTTTCTAATAGTTTACGAGCATTCGCCTTTTTCTTTCTGACATTTGGATTTTCAACTAGTTCATCATACATTTTTGCGATATCCATCTCATCTAAATGTTGACCGTATTCCTTATAAACTGAATAAGGATAGAACATGTAGAAGTCTTTATCTTCTCTGGCGAGCTCAATAAATTTATCTGGAATAACTACACCAATAGATAATGTTTTAGCCCTAACATCCTCATCTGCCGAAATTTTTTTCGTATCAAGGAAATCGTTGATGTCCGGGTGAAATACGTTAATATAAGCAGCTCCTGACCCTTGCCGCTGACCCATCTGGTCTGCATACCGAAAAGCGTTATCGAGCAGTTTCATTACACCTACAACGCCTTTTGTAGCATTCTCAACTTTTTTAATTGGCTCACCTTTTGCTCGAATCTTGCTCAGATTAAGTGCAACACCCCCACCAAGCTTAGATAACTGCATTGAAATATCAACTGCTCTAGAAATGTCATTCAATGAATCATTAACTTCGAGTAAGAAGCAGCTGACCATTTCACCTCTTCTTTTTCGTCCTGCATTAAGAAAAGTAGGTGTTGATGGTTGGTATTCTTGTTTCATCATAAGTGAAGTGTATTTTTTAGCTTTTTCAAAATCTCCACTTCCTAGATACAAAGCAACAATACTCACTCGATCTTCATATCGTTCAAGAATTTTCGTTTTATCGTTTGTCTTCAAGGCATAATCATTGTAAAACTTGAATGCACTCATGAATGAAGGGAATCTGAATTTGAAGCTATACGCCAATTTGAACACTTCTTTAATCTGTTCAAAGGTATATTTGCTTAAAAACTCTTCTTCGTAATAATCATTCTCTAAAAGATAGTCCAGTTTTTCTTTGAGATCGTGAAAGAAGACAGTGTTTTGATTAACATAGTCAACAAAATAACTGTGTACAGCTTCCCTGTCCTTCTCGAATTGAAACTTCCCGTCTTTTTGAATCATAATTTCGTTATTCAGTTGAACCCACTTTGGCACCTGATTGATTACTGTCAATAAACTTAACCTCCTGTATTAACTTGTCCAAGTCTGAATCTGATCCACTTAATTCAAACTTAAGAAGTACTGGTACTTTATAATGTTGTGAGAGTTTATCTGCCGCCGCAGCATAATAGCTACCCCAATTTCGATTCCCGCTTGAACAAACCCCGTACAAAAAATCTTTATTATTATGTATAAACTTCTGAGTTTTTTCAGGTATTTGCCCGAATTTAATTGTGTATGTAATATGTATGAATGGCTCATCAACCTTTAAATCCTCAGTGATTTCCATAGTTTTAATTTGCATTTTTTGCTCAAGCTTTCTTACAAATCTTCTAACATTACCTGTCATGCTTTCATATGTAACAAGCATTATTCGTTTATACTTCCTGAAACAAATTTCTCTGTGATTTCTTCTGCTTGATTTTCCGCAGAAAACCCGGTGCTTGCCTCTTCTAAATTAATTGCAGCCATTTCTTGATATCCTTTTGCCATTGACTCGTATAATGAAGCATCCTTAAATTGTTTGATTTCGACATATTTGTTCCTGTAGCTTTTAGGTACTACATATTGCTCTCCTTTTGGATTGGTGGCCACAAGCTCTCCCACTGCTACAGGGACAGAATAGCCTTCCGGTGTATGTATTGTCATATTACTTTTAGCCTCTTCAATGCTCACAAGTTGATCTTTTTTCACATACAGTTTTTTAGCAGCACCCATCATTCTTCCTCCTTATATTACTTTTAATTAGTATATAAAATTATGATTTTATTCAGTTTTGTGATACTCTATTTGTTTCTAATGTTGCTACAAACATGTCATCAAACACCCTTTTTGTATCCACATGATAATCAAATGACTCAACTACTGCTTGAAAGCCTCTTCCTTCTCCTTGAACCTTCTTAGCAAATCCTTCTGCAGCTGCTGTATCAGTAAATTTAATGTCTTCTCCTGTAACAAAATTATTGTATACTTCTTCTCTGCCTGGCTCTCCATTGCGTTTTACTACAACTACCCATTTATCGTCTGTCATCCTCATCATCCTTTTAATTTATTTATACTAGAATCCAATCCCCATTTTTGATATACTGATCCACATTCGTCTTCGTGTAAATAAAAGCTTCTTCATACATGTTATTAGTTACATCGTACAAATCAAAGTTGCCTCTTCTTTTTCTTCGAAAACAGTTCTACTGAAATCAGCATCAGAATTTGTCAGTATCTTTTCTGACAGTTTAAATTTGAAATGATTACTCAAAAACAGTTTCCTCTCACTCCCCCATATTAAGTACAGTTCTTAACTCATCTGCCAGTACTGAAACTTCGCGGCTATAGTCATCAAATTTAAGGTTTACATATTCTCCGTTTGGTTTTACGATTAGTTTTCCTTTTGGATGCGTATTGTCTGTATCTTTGTGTATTACTAGCCTAGCTTCAAGTTCCATGATCATCCCTCCTGGTTTTATTGGAGTTCTTTCACCTCATGTGGTACTCCACTTTCCTCCTGAGCAACTACAGCATCTTCATGAGCTTCAATTGCATTGTCATAAGTGTTAACAAGCGACCCCATACAATAAAGCCCATATTTTTCATCCATTCTCATCATCCTTTTAAATTATTTTCATCTTTTAAAGTAAACTTCCGTCCATGATCAAAACTCTTTCTTCATCACTTTGAAGCTCTTCGAGAACATCCGATATTGGAGCTAGCTCTTGATCTTCTGTTACTGTACGACTGTGTTTAACTGCAGCATATAACATACCCACTTCTTTGATCTCATCACTTAGATGTCCATCATCGTCTGCGACCGTTTCTGCGTACAGTTTCAATGCCCTTTCTTTTGTATTTGCTTTAATTAATGCGTAGTATGGAGCACATACCTCAAAAAATTTTATATCTTCCAACTCCTTAATTTATCTTTGTGAATCTTTTAATCTCTTTCCCATCTACATTTACATTCCCAAAAAACATCTCTTTAGGTCTTGCCCACACAGTGCCATCCATATCATCGTATACAACAAGCACCTCTTCTGTTTCTGTATGAATAACCTCACCTATAACCTTATAGATGCCACCCTTATAGTGTTTAAAATTACACAATATAAAATCAAAAGTGTCTATTTGAATCCCCCCAATCATCAATCTATCTATTTACAATTTTCTATTCACGATTTCTTTAATACTTTGCAGGGCTGACTTATATTCACTGTCTAAGCCACTGGCATCCAGGTTTGTTGAGATTCGATAACTTCCAAAGTTGCCATACATTGTGATGAAAGATTCTGTATCACCCTCCTTAGCACTAAAAGTAATTGCGGTGAGTTCAACTTGATCTGCTTCGTTTTCTCTCTTTAATTCCTCAATAAAATTAGGCTGCATCATGTTAAATAATTCTTTAGTTGATTTGAATCTTATTTGCTCATGCAAGCTATCTTCTTTATAATCAAATGTCTCAAAATAAAAGTCGAAAGTTATAAAGCCTTCTACAGAATTTCCGTGTCTAATTAATTCCACTTCATTTGCCTCCATTGCTAAGCAATCTATTTTATTTCTGTTTGAAATCATCCTTTTATTCAGTCTTAGCTTCCTTCAGACAAGTTAATTCGCTTTACAAGGTGGTTTTCACCTTCATTTCGTAAACTGTTTCTCCTGTTGATCTCTTTTTAAAAACAATCATTGCAGAATCTTTAATATTCACATTCGACATTTATTCAGCTCCTTTCATCTTCTCATGCTTACACTGCCACCCGCGTCTACATTTCCGCCTACAGTTCCACAACGGACACTTCCCCCAGCATCTACATTCCCTTTAACATTGCCGCAATTTACACTTCCTCCTGAATCAACATCACCTAATACGTCACCTCTCACTTCAACAGAAGCATCAGAGTAAACTTTAACTGGGCTGCCCTCGATTTTAACCTTTACATCTTCAGTTACATCGCGCTCTACAGTTCTCCCATCAATTTGAACTTTGTTATCGGTAATGATAATGTTGTTTCCTTCATATGTAACGCCATTAATAGTGACTTTGCCGTTACAGCTAATGACGGTGCTTGATCTTGCTCTGTTGAATAAATTCAATAACTCACTTCCTTTAATTAAACAACTTTTTCCACCAAGACATATTAGACCTATCATCATCTACATTTTCATGCTCAATATCCATAAGGGCTTCTTCATATTGTTTAACTGCCCATTCCCTGCTTATGACTGTTTCTTCGTCTTCAATAATCTTAATAATGTAATCTGTTTCATACGTCCATTCATTATTAAGGTTTCGATACCTATCTTTGATAACAACAACATCATTAATACCTTTAATATAAATTTTTTCACCAACATTGATGGGTTCTCCATCTATCTCCCCTTCAAAAAACATTTTCTGTTTACCAGTCGAACGATCTACAAATGCGTAGACTCCTTTCTCTAAAAGTCTGCAATGCTTTGTTTCAACAAATGGTTTATAAATCTCAAGCATTTCAATTGCCCCGTGATCAAAATGCCAATAAGGAGCAGCACCAAACCTATAACGTTTATATAAAACTTTTCCTTCAAACTTTGCTTTATGTCTTATCAAACCATCACCTCCTTTTAATCAAACATCCGCTTCTGCTATGATTTTCTTTATTGCTTTAATGAACAAGTCAAGTGCCGCCTTATCATTCATTGTCTCTCTGTTTACTTCAATATGGTGCACAGCAATTTTTAATTTATCTTTCATAATCCCTCTTCCCCTCTCAATAAAATTTGAATTTTAATCTAAATGCTCCATTACAATTTTCAGATAATCTTTATAATCAATAGCAACTACACTGCCTCCTTTAACAAGTTTTTCACTTTTAACTCCAAAGAACCATCTGTCATCTATCCATTGACGACCAGTCATGTTGTTTAACCCTAGTTCATCATGAGACCTAAACTGATTCACTTCTTCAATTTGCTCAATCATAGTTTTTATTTCTTTGAAGAACTTAGATCGTTTTTTGAAAGCATAGAATCCGTCTACTGGATTTTTAACAATGTCGTTTTTAAATACGTCATACGCTTCTGTTCCTTCGTAGACTCCGAAATACTCAGAGTGATAAAACGAAAAACCCTCTTTGACTCCATACTTTTCTTCAAATTTATCAAAGAATGAGTTAATGTCTTCTTTTCGTTTCTTCTCAGACCTATACCAGTCGCTCTCCTGTTTAACTTCGTAAATTGGTGCATCTAATGTTTGCATACGTTCATCTCCCTTTGTTTTCTTTTTGTTTACATTTGTCGTTATGTGCGCTTGCCTGGGAAATTTTCAAAGGGAAATAACTTCCCTATTTCCCTTATTTCTTTTCATTCAGTGGAAGTTGAATCATTGAATTCGTTCCTGTTGCTTTAGGTGTCTTACCGTCCCATTTTTCAATCCATTTGTATTTAATCATTTCATCAGACATCGACTCTTTAATAATCTTGTTATAATCAGCAATACCTTGTGCTTCGATCTTTTTCTTTTTCGCTTCCGCTTCTGCAATCTTGATCTCTGTTTGTGACCGTTCTAGCTCTTGGGATGATTTCACTCGCGCATCAATGGCTTCTTGTGTAGCTTTATCGGGTTTTGGAACACCGAGTGTTAGATCATCAATGATGAAACCGTATTTCTTCATATCCGCTGCAAATTCTTTCTGAACTTCTGCTGCAGCCTCAGATGATTTTTGTCCGTATGTATCAATGACGGAGTATTTCGAAATCGATTTTCTTGCTGCGTCCCACAAACGTGTTTTCAGATATGTATTTTCGATTTGTTCAACATCCACAGCACCAAATTTATTGAAAACATCAACAACCTTATCAGGCTGCACCACATAGTTATAAGCAATGTCCATTGAAATATTTTTTCCGTCAGAGGTTGCTACCTTAATATCTTGATTGTTAACTGTCTGCATTCTTACGGGATACTCTGTTACCTTGTCAAAAATACCAACCATATGCCAGCCTTGATCTAAAGTTGTATTTTTCACTCCTCCATTTGGTGAATAAACAACACCCACATAACCATTAGGGATTTTTTCAATAAACAACGAGGCTGTAAAACCACTAATCAAAAGTCCAGCTCCTACAATAATTCCACCGATTAATTTCTTATTCATTTTTATCATCCTCCAAAACGTTTTTAAGTTTACTAGCTTTATCACCAATCTTGCTAAAAGTCGGGCTCAACATAAGCCATACACCAAACCCTATAATGAGTAGCAATATGATCGAACCAATGACTACCTTAACCCCAATCACCTCCTTTAACTTCTTTTAATTAGTTTATTTAGATCCAAATGGTTTAAAGTTTTCTTTATAGTCATTCCTTTACACTCTTTTTTAACTCTTTTGAAAAGAACCTCACCACATCTCTTGCAGCAATTGATTTCAATTTTGTCCTCTGCTGTTCTTACTTTCTCTTCAGAAATCCTTATACATAATGGTTGAATTGTATAGCTACTGCAGATATCGCATATGTAGTTCATAAATACCTCTTAACTATGAAAATATTATATACTTTTAATTTGTGTTTGTCTATAAAAAATTAGGGAATGTCGTTTTTAATTTCTTCGATTTTCATAAGTGCAAAAATCAAATCCTTGTCCGCACGATTCCACACTTTTCTTTCCTCATATGTAAAAGTATTCTCTAGATATGTATGAAGATCATCAAGTCTTTTCTCGATCAAATCTAAGTTATCTATTATGAAATTATAAGTGTAGTTGATAATACCCTCCCCCAATCAATATGTATGGATGATCCAGCTATTCACAAGCCTGTGATCTTGTGTTCGCTCTTGAATCTCACAATTAAATGCCCTTCTTTTGTTTATGTATGCAATAGCTTTTTGTTTAGTTGGGAACTTAAGGTTAACCATTGTTCCATTCCACAGTACTCTAAAATAATTTTCTCCCAAATTCACTTACCTTTCTATTTTGTAGTCTGTTTAAAATTGATATTTTATTTAGATTTTTGTGTAACTGCTCAGGCGTTTATTTGCAATTTCACAATACTCTTTACTAATCTCAGTGCCTATGTATTTGCGATTATTTAAAGCAGCCATCTTGGCCGTTGTTCCACTCCCCATAAAAGGGTCAAAAACAATGTCTCCTTCCTTTGACCACGATAAGATATGATCTTCGGCTAACTTCTCTGGAAATATTGCCGGATGCTGAAAAGCTATTTTGTCACTAGTGCTCTTGTGCATACCAACTAAATAACTCCAAATATTCCCCTTGGTCTTCTCATCCTTAGTAACTAAGCATACCGATTTTCTTCTTACCGCGGGATTGCTTTCCTCAATAGATGCTACTCCTCCTCTTTTAGAATAATCATATTTCATTCCCGCGGTTCGACAAGGTTCTTTTCTTGGATTAAACACGCTTGGCTTTCCTTTAGAAAAAACGAACATATATTCAAACTCTTGTTCATACCTGTTATGATTTTGAGGCAGTGGATTTTCTTTTCGATAAATCATTGTGTCGTGCAGATTAAAGCCAATTTCTTTAAAGAATAGAGCCTGTTTAAAACTTGTCCCTGACTCAGACCCTTTGTGCGTTTTGTCTCCAACAACCCAAACAACTACTCCATCCTTTTTTGTGATTCTGTACAATTCTTTAGCAGTTTTTTCGAAATTAAATGAATATCCATTGTAATTTCTTAAATCGTCATAAGGAGGAGAAGTCACTGTTAGATCAATGGAACAGTTATCTATGTGCTCATTCATAAACTGGATGCAATCGTAATTATGTATCTTATTTAAAATGTTGCAATCTATTTCCCTTCACTCCCCTTTTCTTTTTAAAGAGATATTTTAAGTTTCATAAACACTTCACACATTACTAAATTTTTACATGCTATACTAGACTTGTAACACAATCAAAACCTAGGGGGTAAATCTTATGAATAAGTTTTACAAAGGATTGATTGTTTCAGCATTATCTATTTCTTCATTAGCTCTTCCAGCGTTAACAAATCAAGCATCTGCCCAAGAGCCAGCACAATTTAAACAAGTTGTAAAACCTGCCGATGCCATTGCAACCGTGGATTTTCATATGCTAAGGAATTCTAATGTTTTGTTGTTAAATGGCTATACAAGATGGGAAATAGTTTCTGGCAGCCATCTTATCAGCATAAGTCCTGGTGGTGTTGTATCTTCCCATTCTTCACTCGGTACAGCATTGGTTTATGCTTATGATATCAATGATAACTATGTGATTTATAAGATTACTGTAGAACCTCGATAAATTTTTGGTAGAAGGAGTGATTATTCACTCCTTTTTTATGCGCCTAATTACAAAGTTAATAACGTCATCCTGAGACAAATAAGCCGTGTCAATCTCGATGATCTTCATACTTCCCTTTCCAGACCAATCAATATATTCTTTTAATTTGTTTATGTATTTATAATAAGCATCTTGTTGCTTTAATGACTCCTCTACACTTTCTTCCACTTGTCCAAACTGAATCTTATCTCTGTTTAGTCTTTCTTTTAAAACTTCCTTATTAGATACCGTAAAAAAGAAAATATAAATATCATCATCCAGTGTGGGCAGCAGTTGGCAAAGGCTCTTAAATTTTTGATGAAAATCATATTCCTTATATAGGGATGAAAACACCATCTCCGTTGGGAAGAAACGATCCAATATTGTTGTATAATCGCTCACTCTCGCCTTCCATTTGTATAAGAGGTCGAATATTCCTTCGTAATAATTTGATATCTTAGCAAGTCCCTCATCACCATCTTCGTGAAAGCCTGTTGGGTTAATCAATGTACTGTGCTTTAACCGCTGCCTTAGCTTATACGCGACTGAAGACTTTCCAGTCCCCCTAGCTCCCTCTAAAATTATCAGCATTCATCCACCTCCCTTCTGACTTTGTGCCATCCCAACACTTCATAAGATCCATCTTCATATTTAACTTCTACTTGATGATATCGTTCATCCACTGTTTTTACAGTTGCTTTTTCACCGGAGAGATTAACAATTACCTTCTCATCGACTTTATACAAATCAACCAACTCCTTTTAATTACTGTAATAAGATGAGATCTTTATCTTCAAAATCATATTCCTCATAACCGATACCATCAAACTCAATACCCACTCTTTTATTCTCATAATCTATGTAAGAAACAATGCCTGTCCCCATTTCATCTACAAAAGCCTTTTGATTCAATCTCAATATGTATCACTCACTTTATGTATTAAATTCAATTCTGATTCTTTGTATCTCCCAATCTCACCGTTGTAATGAAGCACATCATAATCATATTGCCAGCTGTTTACTTTATCAATAATAACACCCTTAAGTCCTACAAATGAAGGCATGCCATACTTTGCGTTACTATTAATTTCTACTTCATCGTTCACATTGTAAGTCCAATACTTTGGCAATCAATCAGCTCCCTTTTGTAATGATACTTACATCAACATTTCTTCGACCAAAGTCTCTTGCTATTGATTCTGATTGAACAAGGAGATCAATTCGATTCCCTTTAATGTCGCCTCCTGTATCTATAGCATAAGCCTCAAACGAATTGTTATTATAAGATACCCTCACCAAAGAGTGTAGAGGAATTACAGTTGGATCAACTGCAATCACTCTTTTCCCTTTATAATAAATTGTATTTGACACGTCATAGCCTGTTTTGGTTGTCCCTATACAGCCAGTATCGCAAAATGGAACGTAAGCCGTGGCCTCCATTTTAATGACTTGATTTTGTTCGTGAGGTCTCCTTTGAGTCTTTTGCTTAACTTTGGCAGTAACTTTTCTCTTGCTGCTTTCTTTTAATTTGCTTTTTAGTGTATTTTTTTTAACTTCTTCTACTTTTATATGTAAATACTTATCTTGCGCCTTTTCAATAATTTCTTGTCGAGTCTCTAAATGAGGCATCACCTGCCTTTCAAACTTAACTTCACGAATGAAGTCTGGTTTTTTATAAAATGGCTCTTTTATTGAAACCTTCTTTTGCTGCTGGATATGCTCCTCTATCATCTTGTAGCCTAATGTTGATCCCACCCCCAATAGAAAGATTACAGAATAGATCTGCAACTCTTTGTATTTATTATATACTTTTAATTTGTTTGAGTCTATCAGTTTTTTGAAAATTTCCATCACATCCGTATTATAATTGCTTTCTTTCTGAGGTTAAGATTAAATTTCCTTCCGCGTCTACGCCCTCGATTTTACATACCGTATACTGATAGACACTATTCTTATATGTCTTAGGGATAAAATTGTTTCCTCTTCTAAAGCCAGTAAACATTAACAGTGTGCCTCTTGTATACCAGGACTTTTCAACAACTTCTTTCTTTCCGTTTATGTTTCGTGAAATTTGTTTATTGTAATGACTGAAGCTCCCAGCCCACTGTTTGACTGTAACAACTCCTGTTGGTGTTAACAATGTAATTGTGTGTTTGTTTTTATCTCGATCAAGAGCTGTACCTATAATTCTATGAGTTTCATATTCATAAAGCTCTTTTCCTCTCCACTTGTATGGTCGACCTTTTATTGGTTCATCGGGCAGTTTATGAAAATCAACGATGCCGTACTTTGAAAAGTTCACATTACTTAACTCATGATCGTGATAATAATAACTAAGTGAGTCCATCTCCCATTTTCCATATGAACCGTTTGCGTACTTTTCCCATTCTTGTCTAAATAGACAATCATTTAGCTTTTTTAAAGGCTCTTGGGTTCCAATCCAATTTTTCAACTTCAGCATTTTTCTGTCGTATTCCTTTTTAAATGCCTTTTCAGATATCACAAGATGACCGTTATGTACATCAACTATACTACTTTCATCAAAGTGTTCATTATAGAAAGTGGATGCTATATCATCAAGCAGCAATAATTTGTCTTTTGGTGAATCGACCTTTTTAAAAACTCTCTTGCTAATATAATCTTTGAAACGAAAGAAGCGTATTTCTAATGCAAAATCCCCTGGAATTAAATCATTTTCAATAAGCATCTTCAAATTGGACATGGTTAGCTTACTTTTAGGTTCGGAGATTAAAGAAATAAACGATTTCATTAAATCTTTTCTCTCTCCAAATGAATCAAAGCAGCCTCCCTTTATTAATTGAATGACCTGTCCTTTCTTTATGATACCGCTATAGTACATTCTCTCTAGAAAGTCCTCAAAATCAGTATAAGGTCTATTGCTGATAATTTGATGAACAACCTCGTCGCCGATACCGTTCATCCCCTTCATGCCAAAAATAATTGAGTTATTTTCAATATCGGCTTTAAAGCCAAATCCGGCCTTGTTGATATCAGGTAAATCAACTTTAATTCCCCGGCGTCGTATATTCCCTATTGCTGAAGCAACTTTACCGTAATCTGTTTTTTGTGTCTTCTTCTTTTTGTCTGGGTCATCAGATTCTTCTTCATTTTCGACTCCTCCGCTGTTCACAGTTAGACAGGCTGTATTCCAGTATAAAGGGTTATATCGATAGTTTAAGTTCAATTCCTGTAGAGCGATGATTGAATATGCCAAAGTATGAAGTAAACTAAAACTGTAACCAAACTGTCTTTTAAATTGAACATTCCATACATAATTCAAAAGGCTATCTGACGCTCCAATTTCCTTCCCCTTTTTGAAGAATAATTTCTGAACCTCTTTTAATACGTCCTCTTTTTTCTTAGCTATGGATTTTCTTAAATAGTTTGATTCCTTAATATCGAACCCTGCTATTTCTTTATCCATTACCATTTGCATGACAACTTCTTGGGTATCAGCAACTCCATAGATGTCTTTTAAATGCTTCTCAACTACCTTTATTGCATCATTACTTAGGCCGTATTTACGCATTTCCTCGTACCACAATGACAAATTGTTTTTATATTTCACATAAGTGTCTACGGGTTGCTCTTCGCCATCTGACATGAGTCTCATTAAAGAATTTGTAACAGCAGCTTCAAGCAAATTTTTAGGTTGAACTTTTATTACTGCTTGATGGCCGACCTCCGTTGAAAACTGGAACAAGTCCATTATTTCTCCATTCCCGGCCATTTCCCATAACCTTGCATCTTCATACTCAAGCACATCAGGATGAATGTATTTGTTATACGTCTCTTTTAAAGAGCCCTGCCAATGAATTTCTTCGTTTTCGATCAATTGATCAAGAGTTACACGGATCTTATCTAATGCTTCAATCGTAAGAAGGTCGAATTTTACAGATCCCATTGCTTCGCTATCCCCCATATTGAATTGGGTGATATAAGCCCCTTTAGGAGTCTTCATCATTGCATTTGACTTTGTATACTTATCATTGAAAATAATTACCCCAGCAGCATGTGATGATCGTTTATTGGTTAGCCCTTCGATTTTCAGAGCAGTTTCTTTGAGATTAGGATAGCGCTCAACTTCCCTAATGAATTCTTTAATTGGCTTCCTACCTGTTTCCACGTCTCCATAAAAACAGTGTTTGAGAGGCCAGTTTGATCCCCTTTCAAATGGAATCATTTCACTCAGAAATTGTGATATGTCATTATCAATTCCCAATCCCCTGCACGCAGTTTGAAGTGCGGATTTAGAACCTTCAGTTCCAAATGTAGCTATCTGCAACACACGTTTTTCTCCGAATCTGTCTCTAAGTGCTTTAAGTATCTTTTCCCTTTTTGATCCTTCAGTGTCTATGTCAATATCCGGAAGATCCGGCCTCGATTTATGAATGTGCCTCCAATGCGGCAAGTCGTATTGCATTGGATTAATCTGTGTATTATCAAGTAAGTAATTGATTAAGAATCCTGCTGCACTTCCTCTTGCTGCTCCAACTAAGCTGTCTCCCCCACATTCATCATCCCAAATAATATTAATGATTTCCCTTACAGTTACATAGTAAGATGCCATTGATTGATTTAGCTTTTGACTGATCTCCCATAACTCACCCAATTCAACATTAATTCTGGATAGAATTTTATGAAATTCATCTCTTGTTAGATCGTTTCTTAGCAGTTTATTTTCAAACCCGTCTTCAATAAGCTTTAATAAATATCTGTCTTGATCATCCTTTGACTCCGACATTTTTCTTATGTATTCATACTTATCGTAGGCTGGTTTAAACAAATGCCTCAATTTAAAGTCTGGCAGTTCCATTTTAGGAATAATGGGCTCATGCTCAATCGTATAATCTTCGATCATTTCGCCAATTAAAAGAGTGTTTTGAATTGCTTCTTCAACAATCTCTTTATCGATATAGTTCATTCTGTCATGGATCTCATCTACATTCTGCACAAAACAAGCTTCATAAAATGAGTCGACTTCTCTTTCCCCGTCTTTGGCATTCAAGAATGCTTGGTGTATTGCTCTGTCTTCGGGTCTTAAATAGTGAGCATCAGTGGTTACTATTCTTTTTAAGCCATAGCCATCCGCTATCTGAACCAACTTTTTATTACAATAAATCTGCTCCTCACTTAAAGCAGGTTGCAGCTCAATAAAAAATTTGTCTTTCCCAAATACATCAATACACCATGTAATAAACTGATGTATTTTTAATTTGTATTCTTTAATTAGATCAGTATCTCCATCGTCCTTTTCAACTTCCATGATCTTCTGTAAGTAAATATTCACTTCTGATCCTAGACATGCCGTGGTTGCAATAATGTGGCCAGGATCTTTCTTGAGAAGATCTTCCACGTCTTTTTTCACTGTAGGTACTCTTTCCATAGTTCCAGTGTAGAAAGAATTTTCCCATGCTTTAGATGATAAAATTCTTAGCTGTTCATGTCCTTTTTCATCAACAGCCATCATTAAGAAGTGAGGAAATTTTGTTTTACCAGGCTGGTAGTTGTCTCTTACTTCTTCTAAAGAATCAACCAGATATGCTTCATTGCCAAGGATAAGCTTAAAATCTTGAGGCATTTCCCCCTCTTTTTTCATGCTTCGGACAGTCTGAATTGCTTCCAGATGCGCTGACAGAACTTCATGATCTGTTATAGCTAGTCCTTTATAATTCATTTCTAACGCTGTTTCAAGCAACCCTTTTACTGAATTGGTGGAATCCAGCAGCCTGATGTTGCTTTTACACGTATGACAATGACATCCAATCACAGCATTCCCTCCCATTTAAAAAACAAGCACTTTTTTCTTTGCTTTCACCACCTCCATCTCTTCGATTTCGATTTGAGGTGTTTCTTTACCCTTGTATTCATTTACTTTAGCTTTTCCGATTACAGTAAGTACCAATCGATCTCCTCTATTGATGAGAGATTCATAGAATTCCTCATCACTTTTAAATTTCATGTATTCAATTCCGCCAACCTTGAACTTTACAGTATTCTTTGTTTTTTTCCCAATATGACTGATATCTTCTTTGTTTATTTCAATATCAGTAATAGCGAGCAACGGTTCCTCTACTTTGTATCCCCAATAGTCTTGGTAACTATTGATTAGCTTAATAAATCGTTCAGTGAGGTTGTCCGCAGCAATCTCAAAATCAACCTCATACTCATTTTGATTAATCACAATATCTTTCAATTTGTGATTAAGAATATCATTGACCTGAATTAAATTTTCTGGTGTTATCCTAAATCCAAATGCTTCAGCATGTCCCTCAACATACTCGAATTTACCTGTTTCCTCTAAGAGTCGTTTGAAATTTTTAACTGTCCCTTTGTCGTATCCCCTTCCTGATCCCCCTAGAGTTCCATCTTCAAGTTCTCTAGCCAATAAAACTGGTCTTTTGTATTCACCTGCTAACTGATTCGCAACAAGCCCTGTTAAGTTCTTGTTTAAGATACCTTCAACATAAACTATTAAAACCTTATTTTTTAACAGTCCTTTTTCTTCAATCCGCTCCTCAATTTCCGATACCGCACTGTCAACCAATTTCTTTTGGCGCTGTTTAATATTCCCCAGTATCCTCGCTGTATCCCAATGAATCGATACCAGTTCCGCCTCATCTTTTCCGCGTTTTTTGTAATATATCTCTTCATTAGATTCGAGCAGCGATCTCATCATCTGAGCTTTCTCTTCTTGGGAGCCTATTCGAATGGCTGCATTAATTAACGGGTTGATATAGAACTGTGTGTTCTGTATGTTCTTTTTTCCTTTGGTTGAGTACGCTTGTTTTATAAAGAGCTCTTTAATCAAAGGATTCCTTAGCCTTTTAAGACCTTGATTCATATAGTATCGCGTTTCTGGCTCCCTTGAATCTGCCGAATCCGCAATGTTCCCGACAGACACAAGGTCTATAAATCGTTTTGCATCATTTTTCCCGAGTTTATCATCTAATGCTTGGCAGAGCTTATATGCCATACCAGCGCCAGTCAAAGCTTTATTTTTATACTTCGGTGAGAGCTGATTATTTACCACAATTGCATTTTTTGACTCCTCATCACATTCGTGGTGATCAATTACTATTACATCGATCCCTTTTTGTCTAAGCACGAGATGTTCTTTAAATTGATTAGAGCCTGCATCGGGGATTAAGACAAGTTCAATGCCTTCAGGTATAGTTTCTAAAATTATCCCGTGCTGCTTCCCTTCATGCATTCTCCATTCAATATTGGCTTCAGGGAACACTCTCTTTATGTAGTTAATAATAATAGAGCTTGAAGTAACTCCATCAACGTCACTATCTACCTGAATAAAAATTCTAGCCTTTTTTCTGAGATGCTTTATTAAACATTCTGCTGCTTCATCAATATTAATTAGGTTAGAATAATGATTTACTGCGTCCTCAGATAAACTTAAAAAGCCTTCAATGTCTTCAACTCCTCTGTTCTTAAGTATGGTTTTTAGAGGAGAAAAAACAAAATCATTATTGCCAATTAATTTATATTTCAAAAACTATTCACCTTCTCTTGTTCCAATTTCAATTTTATTACTCATCAACTCCTCAAGAACTTCCTTTCCTTTGTCAGCTGGGCTGTCTTTATAGTCAAGCAACCCTTTTGTATCCCAGAGAACATATACACGCATAAATGGCGTAAATTTAGCTGCCAATTTCAAAATTTTTTCTTCATAGTTTTTTAGATTTTCTTTGTACTTATCGTTGCTTTCTCCTTCCTTAATCCCCCTAAATTTATCTAAGGCAATAAACACTTCGTCAACATCTAACGAAAGAAGAATGTCTCTATGGAAGTTCGAAATATTGTTTGAACAAACAGCGCAGGTAAAATTCAAATCCCCATAGAAATCTTGACATTTTAAAACTGATTTTTCCGATTCGAAAATCATTGCTTTTTTCAAGCGTTTAACTGCTTTTTGTGTTTTATGTAATCCATACAGGTTCATCACTGTTTGATGATTGTACATCGTATTCCCAACGGTTAACGGCATATATTTTCGTCCATTGTCTATGTCTTCTTGGATCATTGAGCGTCTTCTTATGCCGATTAGCCTTCCATCGATATCTCTATGAGGAATTACAATTCCTTCCTCTCGATTTCGAAAATAGTACCCGATTTCGAAATCTGTAATAGTTTCATGGCTAATCCCTTCATTAAGCCAGGCTTCATGGGGATATTTCATAAAAACATCCAGGACAGTTTCACTGTATGCTGACAGCCTTGTTTCAATTTTCTTTCGTTTTTTGAACTTGGAAATCCAATCCCAATCGTCAACAATATGTTCATTTTTGGCTGAAGAAGTAAAGCCCAGTCCAAAAGTTTTGCCTGACACATTAACCACAAATTCAATCGCTTGTATAAATGTGAAAGAAATCCCTTGCTGCTTTTTAGCCCTGATTACCAGCTCATAAATATCAAAAGTGTCCCCACATTCTGTATAACAGTGGAACTGCTGTTTTTCATGGTAGTAATAAAGCTTAAAACTCCCCTTTGTTTTATTGTGGCAGACTGTTCTGTAGATTGGATTTCCGCTGTTATCTATTTTATATGTCTCACTGCCAAGTTCTTGCAAAATCTTATGTATGTCTTTAATTGATAAACTTTCTTTTAATTTATCTTTGTCATATCTCAAAGGGCTTTACACCCCACTACCCTGCTTTTATAATTAATTTCTCGATTTGGATTAATTTATTGTCCACATCTGTGACAAAGCAATCTTTTATTCTCATGGTACCCATATTAATATGTGAAAAGACTTTGACTTTATCGTGTTCATTCCCTCTGTTTTTAAACACATGAGTAACGAAGTTAGGCTCCGGATAGAAGCCAGATTCTAAGATGGCGCCAATAGCATCTTTTTCTTTCTTACTTAATGGCAAAACAATCATTGCAGCATCAGTTTTATCGGCAATCGCTTTACTCCCTCTTAAATATGTAGCATCAATTTGAAGCCCTCTTAGCCATGCATCTTTCCAATCACCATTTAACTGTGTTGCGCTCATCATATAGATGTCGTACTTGTTACAAAGTCCCTTAAGCTTATCCGACATAAGCAATAATATTTGATCTTCTCTTAAATTAACCCCGCTTTTCTTACTCATTTCAGCAAAAATCGTTACAGAGGAATGAATATAATCAAAATAAACGTATTCGACTTCATTTCTGATTACGTTTTTTTCAATTGTTCTCTCTATCTCTTTAATATTGAAATCTGGTAAATGCTCAAACCAAATAGGCGACTCTTTTAACACCTTGGCAGCTTTTTTCACACGCGTTTTTTCATCTTCTGTTGTGGTGTTTCTGAGTATTTTTTTTTCTTCAACTTCACTAATATATGCCAAAGCTAAACTTTGCAGTTCTTCAGAAATCATTTCAGTAGAAATAACTACCGACTTTTCTTGAAAATCGTTTTTAACCCATTTATTCTGCTTTAGATCATATAATTCAGTTGCACTTAGCCTGCAAGCATCAGCTACCATATTACGGGTTTTTCCTCCACCAGTCATACTTGACCTTAAATAAAATTTCTTTTTCCTAGAACCGCGAAAAATAGATGTTAACATCTCACTGTTCATAGGAACTCCAATGTCCGGTGAATCTTCAAGTCGTTTGAGTAGCTCGTCTACTCCCTCTCCACCTTGAATTCCAATGCTTTCAGGGTTTGTGCTAAACTTCTCTTTAATATCAACAATTTTCATTTCATAAAAGGAAAGAATGTCTTCGATAGATGTTTTGTCGAATTTCTCTTTCATGACTTCTTGTTCTTTGGGATCAATTATGGACTCATCGTATATTTCATCAATATTAAAGCCTAAGCCGACCATCTCTCTCAAAAGGCTAAATTTTTTCAGCCTTGTGTAATAATAATCAAAGTTTTCGACTACAGCTAACTTTTGGATTTGCTCGACATACTCATGTCCGCTGTTTTCATTGAAAATTTTGTATTGTATATCGAAATCTCTAAGATAGCCATCAATTTCAATTTCATTAATGACTTCTGTTCCCTGGTGAAATAAGTTATACATCGCAAAAAAAAGAATTGAATGAAAGCGTTCAGGGAAATCGTTTGCTGTAATTTGATATTTGTTGCTGTCTGATAAAAGAGAAGGCTCCTTTAATATACTGCCTAACACTTGAATAATTGCTTTCTTATCTTGTAGCAATTGAACTCCCCTTTCTACAAAGTGGATATATCAACAATCTTTATATTTTTTCTATTTTGTTTTTTTATAACAACAATTCTTTCTTTTGGTTTATGTTTTTTTGCTTTTTCAACTGATTCTTCAATCGCCTTTTTCTGAAGATAGTCCGCTTTTGCTTCTTCATAAATGAATGGAACTATTCCTAATCCATCTCCTTCACGGACAGGATTCCCCAGTGTTTCATGAAAGTACCTTAAAGCTAATTCTATACCTTTTAATTTGTATTTGTATTCTTCCTGGAATTCTTTAATTTGCTTTAACATCATTCCAGTTGGTGCATCAATCTTATACAGTTCACATATGTATTTAATTAACTCTTTCCGGTGTTCTGCTTCCATCTTCCAGGTATCAAAACAATGCTGGTGATAATATCTTTTTTTATAAGGGATTGCATCATCTTTGTCTAAATAAGTTTCGCAGTATGGACATTTAACTCGACGTGCCATATACCCACCTCTTTAAAATAATGAGGGAGATAAACTCCCTCAAATTAGTTCTTTAAAAGGTCTTTAAGCTCATCTAAAATAACGGACATTACGTCTACTTGTTTTTTTGTACATTCAGTTACCTTGGCACCCTCTCCTAAATATCTTTCGACAATTTCATTCAACTCCTCCAGCTTCCCTTTTTCATTTAATTGAATTCCAACTTCCTTAATTTCCTTCATTAGCTCTTCGTAATTATTTTCAGCTACTTCATAAATCTCTCTTTTCTTATCTGCTGTAACCAAATTGATGCCTTCTATTTCACCCTGTCTTTCAATTCCCTCTACAATAGCCTTTTTAAGATTTTCTGCTGTGAACTCCTTAATAAAAGTTGGCACATAGTCAAATTTAGACCTTGCGAAAAATTTTTCTGTTTCAGCAAGATAGGCACTTGATTTAATCACATTTCCATCCTCGTCAACACCATTAGACTTGAGATAAATCGTGAAATCGCAATTATCGCGAATGGTTGGCATTAATCTCTTGTCCCCTTTTGGCTGCAGCTTCCCACCTTCGTCTTCAGTTTCATGGGTAATGAACACAATTGTAAAATCAAGCGACAACAGTTTATCGATTTGCTCCCATAACTCAGTTTCATATTCAGCCCAGAGTCCATAGCCATTGTTTCCTTCTTTCAATCTGTTGACACCGTATGTATCACAAATAAATTTTGAGCAATATCTAGCCATGATGTCTGCACCGTCAATTACAATCGTTTTATAAATTTCTTTAGCTTTTTGTGCATTTCTCTCAAATTGTCTAACTACTTTTACGAAATCAGACCATCTATGAATTGGTTCAAAAGGAATTCCATCAATAGCTGCCAATCCCTTTTCAAAAGCTATGAAGAATGGTTTTTCCATCCTTGATGCTTGATATGTTTTCCCCAAGTTATTACTGCCATAAATAAGAATTTTCTTCCCTTCTAGACCTTGTGCTACTACAGAAATTTGAGGATTAAAGATATCAATAGACATATACCACGCATCTCCTTTTAATTAATTTATTAGCGTTTCTTGATTGTTATTAATTATTAAAATGGCAAATCATCTTTAGAGATCGATTGTGAAGAGCCTGTGACTGCTTTTCCTCCGAATCCAGTTTTCTTCTCATTTTTATTGCTTTTCTTACTGTCATTCTTCATTTCCTCTAGTTTAAGCTCCCTCTCAGTCAATGCTGATCTAACTGCTGCTTCTTCAAAAGCTGCTTTATCGTCTTCGTCATATGGTTCAAAGCCACCTGTAATTAAGAATTCACGCTTTGTGTTATATGTAATGTTTTCTTTGTCTTTTCCAAATGCTGATTCTTGAACGGTCACTTTCACTTCTTTAAAATTGATGATATCTCCGAATACTTTAACGGTGTTCCCCTTTTCATAATTCTTTTCTACGTAATCAGAACCTTCTTTTGTTACCGCAAATGTAAAGGGGATAATTTTTCCTCCATATAAAGGAATGTATCCTTCCAATAGAACTCTTCCCGTTTCTTCCCCTTTCACTTTTTCTTCTTTAACCCCTTTTACAACTAATTCAACTTCAAACTTTGCTCTCGGATTGTATTCTTCATCTGATTTTAGGCGGTTAACAAAGTTAGTGGACAATTGCGGGTATGACTTTAAATTGTCTTGGACATAATATTCATTCAGTCCAATTTTCCCTTGTGTTATTCTAACTTTGTCAGCTTCTTCTTTACCATGGGTAGCTACAGACTTATAGTCATTAATTATTGTTTTATAACCCTTAGCAATCCCATTTTCTGAGCCGTCTTCTTTTTTATACTTTGACATTCCAGTGACAGTATGTACCTCGTTTGGAGCTGTTTCGATATCCAGCTCAATATTTAGTCCTTCTCCACTTTTCCATTCATTGTGACGAACTTCTAGAAGCAACCCCTCTAAAACTACTTTGTTTTCTGCTTCACGTAACACTGTTTGCTTTTCTGACATTCAACGACTCTCCCTTTTCATTTTTTTAATTAATGTATAATTAATTTAATATACGCATGATTATTCTAGATCTCATATGTATGTTATCTGGCTGCACAATGCTTCCTGTAATACTTTATGTCTTTAATTCCTAAAGCTTTTGATAACTCTATGTATCTTTTCTTTGAAAATCTCGGTCTCTTAAGATTTACGACTTTAATCACCTTTCCATTTCTAACAGTTATGTGGAGGTCATGATACATGTAAACCTTAGAAAAGAGCCCGCTACGCAATACCCTCTCTGGAGCCTCAGCTTGTACTAAGTTAACATTCCGAGTGAGCTTTGCTCTTGCCTGATCTTCACTTATGTTTTTGTTCCCCTTGACGCACTCCCTGTAATAATTTAGAGCGTCTTCTGACACCTTCAGCATTTTCATATAATCACCTCTTTCTTATCGGTATGATTCCATTATATACTTTTAATTAGTTTTTGTCTATTGTTTTTTCAACATTTTTTATTCAAAAATTAAGCTGTCCCTATAAGCAGCCCAGTTTGACCTCCAACTCTTACGACCATAAGTCACTCTCCTAAGACATTAATCATCTCTCTTACCTCCTATTGCTTTAATGGACAGTCAAACTCTCCTTAATCGTTCAAATATACCGTTAATTGATTTATCACAACCGATATTCAGGACTTTTAACCTGTTCATTTGAAGGATTTTAAAATCATTTTCCATTAAATTAACAATTCCCTATTGTATATTATTATCGTTAATTGATAAAATTTACATACCCTGGATATACCAAAAAAGGAAGGTGAGTATAAATATCTAAGGCTGTGAATCTTTATTTTAGGGTGTTCTTCTTATTTTAATTGTAAAGGAGTTTGTTATAATGAAAACCAACATACCTACAAAAACTATACTTTCAAGTATTGCTCTTACTTTGATTGCATCTTCACTAACACCAATGGCCAAAGCTAATGAAAGTGAAAGCCCTCAAATTTATGAGTCGTCTGGAAACAATAAAATTACATATGTGACACACAATGACAGTGTTTTATTTGAAAGTAGCGCTCTTACTGAAAATCAGGAACTTGATGCTCTATTTGCGAATCTTGACTCTTTAATGTTTAAAACTCAGCAGCTTGCAAAGCAACAAGAGCCTGTTATTAAAACACAAGCTGGAACAACAAAAGCTGTAAAAGAAACGATTAAAACAGTTCTTAAAAACAAGAGTAAGCTATTTAGAATAATTCAAAGTGTTGCTGGGAAAAGACACAGAAACACTTTAGAGAAACGTTTTAACAAATATGTTGAACCAGCTCTAAAGAAACTTTTAAAATACGAAACATTAGTATGGGACAATATTGAAGGTGCAGCAGCTAATGCACTTAAAGGTACTGGTATAAAAGATACCACAGCAAGAAGTATAGCTTTTTGGATTAGGCATGTTATGGAATGGTTTTTCTAATTTATGATGTTGGAAGGTGAATACAATGAACGATAAAGAAAGAGAAGAGCTTGCCGCAACTTTAATGCACATGAAAAATGCAATTGTTTCACTGTATGAGCATCTGGCTCCTGATTTCACAACTAGGGATTTTGCAATATTGAAGTATGGACTCACTTCTGAAGAATCAGGGAAGCTTGAGAAATATCTTATTGACCATCATATTCAAAATAAAGCCCCGACGAAAGAAGAAGTTAGATCTAAATTAGCAGAAATACAAGATCTCCCAGAGGATAGCATTCCAATGGGTAAAGTGGAAGATATCCTCAAAGGTTATCAATCAGATGGAATAATGGACAAGATGATTAAGAAGGTGCTCAAGTAACTAATATAGCAGGCTGAATGCCTGCTATATTCTGTACATTCAATCTTCTGAAATTGAAATTGTAAACAATAATCCTAATTTTTCAACAGAATAATTAAAAGAATACCTTAAATTATTATAAACTTCTGATTCAACTTTATGTGATTTTACCCCATGATTATTTATTACATTGTTCAAGTTCAATTTATTGTAAATCATATTTGTTATTTCGGTCGTTGTCATATACGGATTAAACACTTTAATTATAACCCCAACAACCTGCAGATAACTTTTGAGGCTATCGCCCTCTAACTCATCCTTTGTCGTTAATATTAATTCTGCAATTTTATTTGTGTCCTTTTCAAATCCACCTACTAAAATCAAATTATCATTAAACTCATAAGAAAAATTATTTAAATTTTCTCCATCACTATATTCAAGGTTTATTGATTTAGTGTTTTCGCCTAATAGTTTCCTTGCCTCTTTGTTAAACCGCTGTTCAAATTCATCAGGCGTCATCCCACTTTCATCTGATTCACTTGAAGAACTACTATGCACATCATTAGAATTATCTTCAAATGTGACCTCAGAAGAAGCATTATCATTTGATTCTTTGTCATTATTATGTAAGACATTATAGATGACAATGCCCCCTCCTAGTACTACGATTACCCCTAAAACAGATAAATACTTAATTAATGGTCTCCTCATGACTTTCCTCCTCAACTTATAACAAGACCATTATACTATACCCCCTTCACATTTTTACTATTCAGATAAAAATTATGGAAATCAAAAACCCTCTTCATGCAATGCTTTATCCAAGCAACCCAGTTCCTCAAGCTCACACTGAATCCTTCCTAGCTCACATTTAACTTTTTCAAGCTTGTCATTTTCTAATTGCAGTAAATCTGTTAGACGTCTAATCTTGGCTTCAATATTTGCCTTTTGAGTCAGTAAGGCTCTTTGCTGCTGCAGTAATTGCTTTCTAACCAATTCAATTGTTTCTTCTGTACATTGTCTTCCACATAGTTGTTCAATCGACATGTTAAACGCTCCTTTTTATTTTAATTGGTATTTTATTCTCAAATCTTCTCTTTGCGTACAGGGCTAAGTGCAAATTACGCTTCGATTAATTTTCTGCTTTTGTTTTAAAATAATAATCGGCTGCTTCAGTAAAAGTTATTTTCCCCCCTCTCAATTGAAAAAGCTCGCATTTCTCCATATCTCGGAGTTCATCTTTCATCTTTTTGCAATACCTCATGAGCACTTTCCCCCTTGTTACTGTCTTGTCTTTTTGGAGCACATCTGCAGTTTTATATTCTGAATAGAATTCGCATTGCTCACAGGTACTTTTAAATAAACTAAACAAAAAAACACCTACTTTCAATTAAAAGATTGTTTTTATTCAGAAGTTATGTAATCGTCCCTCCATTGCCCGCTCTGCAAACTCATTTCGCCGCCTCCAACGCTTCCCTTGCATATCTCGCATACCGACAAATCACTAATTCTGGCGCAGTCCTCGCTTTTTCCATTTTCGCGATATGCTCAAGGGCGTTTCCGTACCGTTCTTTCTCCTTTTTTATCCGCCTGATTTCTTGCCGCAACCGTTGACATTCATCGAAAAGAGCGACATTGATTTCCTCTTGTGTCATCTGCCCCATCATCCCGCCTCCTCTTCTTCTCGATATAAATGACTCTCACGCCTCTTTTCCGCTGTTCTGCGATATCGATACAAATACGGAAGTAGTCGGCAGCATCACCGAACAAGTCCGAAACGGAAGCCGCAGCAACACCAATGTAATAAAACACCCAATCCAGCGCAGCAAACGTCCACTTTAACGGATAGAGTAGGTGGTGCATCATTCCGCCGCCTCCAATACTTCACTTGGAATCATGACCCCACACTCAGGGCACTCGTAAATATCCATATGCCATAGTTCTAATTCGCTT